TGGGGCTAACACTTTGGCTTTAGCTGCTTCAACTGTAGTTCGGGTAAGGGTAGAAGGTAAGTAGTTTGACATATAGCTCTTGAAATATAGAGCTATACAATGAGACTATTAAAATAGTTGAAAATATTTACTTTAACTATTGACATTTATAATATTTTAGCGTAATATCTCTTTTATGAACTTAGGAGAGAATATGAACACTTACAAAATTCAGCTTAAAGCCAAAGATTCACACGGCATTGGCTTCATTGAACAAGTAGTACGGTTCGCCAATATGGGCGCCACAATTGATACAGCTTTTCCTACCAAGAACACCTTCCCAAACCAGATTATGCTACACCTAGAGACTGAAGATTTTCTAGAAGATGATATGGCTAGAGGCGTTCAGGTACATCCTGTTGAATTGCAATATGGTCGGGAATATCTTGAGACATTGACTATTCAAGAACTTCGTCCACTTGTGAAGGAAAGGGGCGTGACAGGCAGGGACTGCAATCAAATGATTCGTGAGTATTTGCTTACGTTTGAGAAAGAAGAAGTTTAAGTAATACAATGAGAGCGAAAAGGCTGGCCAGCCCTTCTAACTGCCAACTCAGGTAGATAGCTTTCACCTAATTTAATCTAGTTGGAGATAGAAATGCGTAAGAAAGGTTTAGTTGAAGGTGTTGGTGTAAACGATGCAGATTATCTAGTCACTGAATATCTAAGCATATCTGGCAAGAGAACTTTATCTTGGATATGTCCTTTTTACAAAACTTGGAAAAGTATGATTGTAAGGGCATACAGTCCAAATTATAAAAAAGATAATCCAACTTACACTTTTGTATCTGTTAAAAGTGATTGGTTAACCTTCTCTAATTTCAAAGTTTGGATGGAAACACAAGACTGGGAAGGCAACCACCTTGACAAGGATATTTTGGGAGATGGAAAACTATATTCTTCAGAAACTTGCTGTTTCATCAGTCAAAGCCTTAACAAATTCTTAACAGATAGTTGCGCTAAGAGGGGTTCTTATCTAATTGGCGTTGATTTTCAAAAATCAAAAGGAATGTTTAGGTCGCGTTGTAGTAATCCTATCACAAATAAAAGTGAGTTCTTAGGAGTATTTAGTTCAGAAATTGCAGCCCACGAAGCTTGGTTATCTAGAAAAGTTGAAATAGCAAAAGAGTTAGCTAAGACTATAAAAGATTCTAAGGTGTCTGAATTTTTAGTGGCTAAATATGAAAATTACTACGGATGGAATAAACAATGAGTGATTATAGTTTTGAACCAGCCAGCTTAAAGCAAAGCTGGTTCTTGTCCAGCGATGCGAATATTATTGTATATGGTGGTGAACTTGCGCCTCCATTTAAAACTCTCTTAAACGGGGAAAGCTAAGGACTTAGTTCTATGCCAATCCCGTGCCAATGTTTAAAGACAGTGCGTAGAGGCCATCGAAAACACACAGTAAATGTGGAAGTGAGTAGAGTAGGGATCAAGCGATCCCGAAACAGAGAGAATTCTTAGAATTAAGAGTTGGTCCGACACTTAGGGAAACTTAAGAAAAGCCTAGCGAGCTTTATAACAGAAAAGGCAATGGGCGGAGGTAAGTCATATTGCGGCTTACTCCGTCATCTCCGTTGGGTAGATGATCCTCAATATCGTGGATATGTAGTTCGTAAACAACAAACAAGTATTATGTCAGCTGGTGGCCTCTTTGATGAAGCCTATGGTTTATATAAAGCTTTTGATGAAAATGTTAAACCAAATAAGAAAGCAATGACCTTCACGTTCCCCTCGGGTGCTGTAGTAGCTATGGGTCACTGTGAAACCAATGAAGACGCGGAAAAGTGGCGTGGTAGACAAGTATCGGCGTGTATGATAGATGAGGCTACACAACTCTTAGAAGATCATGTTTTAGTTATCCTTTCTCGTCTTCGTTCCAAGGCTAAGATGGTGCCTAATTTATTTCTTACTTGCAACCCTTCCCCGGACAGTTTTGTTCGCCGGTGGGTTGACTGGTGGCTAATTCCAAAAGGCGAGGAGAATGCGGGCCGGGCCGATCCAAAGAAGGATGGAAAGATTCGTTGGTTCATTCGTCAAAATAATGAAATGATTTGGGCTGACAGTAGGCAAGAACTTCTTGATACATATGGTAGCCATGTTCTCCCTCTTTCTTTGCAATTCATATCGGCCACGATCTACGACAATCCGCCTCTGATTAAGTCTAACCCCGGATATCTTGCAAACTTACAAGGTCTTAAGCGAGTAAAACAAGAGCGTGACCTTTGGGGCAACTGGGACATTCGAGAAGAGTCATCAGGCTACTTTAAAAAAGATTGGCTTGGTGAACCTATTAACCCACATGATATGGATATTATCAAGAGGGTTAGGGCGTGGGATTTAGCGGGGTCGCTTCCAAGTGAGGTGCTACCAAATCCTGACTGGACAGCCGGTGTCTTGATGGCTAAAACGAGAAGCGGTCTTTACATCGTTGAAGATGTAATCAGATTCCGTGGACGTTATGGGGAAGTAATTCAAAAAATTATTGAAACTGCAAAGTCTGATCCAGAGGAAACGCAGATTGTTCTGCCTCAAGAGCCCGGCCAAGCTGGCAAGTCTGCCGGTTTGATGATGGTTAAATCTTTGATTGAAGAAGGGTTTAGTGCAAAACTCAAATCTTCAAATAAATCCAAGATTACACGTTTTATGCCAGTTGCATCTGCAGCCGAGGCTGGTTTAGTGAGGTATGCGTTCGGTAGTTGGAACGATATATATTTTTCTGAAATGGAAGCCTTTAATGGGGACAGAGCGAATAAAGACGATCAAGTAGATGCGACAAGTGATGCTTTCATTACGCTAGCCGAGCGCAGAGATATACCATCATTCGCTGTGCCGATTGCCACTAAATCTAACGAATTCAGACTTTAAACAATTATAAGGAGGCACATACGGATGCCTATTGGTGATGCCTATGGCACGTATTAAGAAAGCTGAAAGCCTAGACCTCTCCACTGGTTCTGAAAGTGTGCCTCGTATTCCTTACAGCGAAACGGGTGGAATTGGCCTTAAACAAATCAACGGAATGATCCTTGAAGAGTCTCGCAGAGAGCTTCAGTATCCACAAGCCGCCAAGACATTCAAGACAATGAGCCGCGATGCAACTATCGCTTCTGGTCTTGATTTGTTTCAGATGATGATGAGCCGTGTTAAGTGGACAGTTCATGTTCCACAAGATGCCTCAGAGGATATCAAGAAGAAAGCAATTTTCCTCAAGCAAGTTCAAGAGGACATGGAACATTCTTGGTATGCTTTTATGAAAGAGGCCGTCAGCTTCTACACATATGGTTTTGCCCCACATGAGATTGTTCTGCGTAAGCGTTTGAAAGTTAACGGTTCAAAATATGATGATGGGTTGGTTGGTGTTCGCAAGCTTCCCATTCGTTCACAAGACACTATTAGCCGCTGTGAGTTTTCAGAAGATGGTCGTACATTCCTAGGTTTTTGGCAAAATCCAAAAGGCATTCTAGATTTCTATGGTGGCTTCAATGGCGGTAAAGCATATAGTGTTGACGAAGTGTTTCTGCGTAAGAGTAAAATTCTAAACTTCACTTGTGATTCTAGCCGTGGCAACCCAATGGGTACAAGCCCTTTGCTAAAATGCTACTACGCTTGGAAGTATCGCACCAAGATTGAAGAGCACGAAGCAGTTAGTCTATCTCGTGATCTGAATGGTATCCCTCGTTTTAAGATTCCCTCAGAGTATCTTTCAGAAGGTGCAAGTGCTGACAAGAAAGCTGCTGCCGAAGCTTATATGCAGATCGGTCGCAATATCCAGTCGAATGAGCAAGCTTCTGTTGTGGTGCCATCTGATCGAGATGAGAAAGGCAATCTTATCTTTGAGTTTGACTTGGTGACATCAAGTGGCTCGAATCGTTTTGACACCAACTCAATTATTGGTCGATATAACAGTATTATTTTACAATCGCTATGGGCAGACATTCTTCAAATGGGTCAAAGCTCAGTAGGCTCATTTAGTCTTTCAGATACTAAACGTGGTCTTGTGATCATGGCAGTTGAAGACAAGCTTATGGGTATGCAAGAGACTCTTAAAGAGCTTCGTGATCTTCTATTCAAAATGAATGGTTGGGATCTTCAGGGTGAATTGCCTTATTGGCAGTATGAAGAAGTTCAAGAAACAGACCTTGATGTTCTGTCTAAAGCTATTCAACGCTATGCAGCTACTGGTGCTATCGAGCTTGATCGTGAGGTTCTCAACATTACACGACAGTCTGTCGGGGCTAAACCACACGCTATAGATGAAGAGCCTTTGGAAGAGTACCTTCCTGAGAAGACTTCTAACTCTGGTGCGGGAATGGCGGAAGGTTTAAATTCAGGCACAGGATCTGCTTCAGGCGGCTCTGGTGATAGCTCAACAGCAAACACCGAGAACAAGTCAGTGTTGAAATCAGTAGATGAAGACTTTGTTGTAGTTGAAGTCAATGGTAAGAGCTTTAAATTTATGAAGGAAGATGCAGAGGAGTTCCAATGAGCGAAAAATCTGAAAAGCTTTATGAACTCCTAGAGAAATTCTTTGGTGGTTCAAGTCAAGAACAGAATCTTGTTGAAATGACTAAAGCTGTAGACGAAGAGAATCGTACAGCTTTGTTTGTAGTTCTTGAACCTCAGGAAGGTGACTTTACTACCGATCTTCATTCAGATACTTATAATGTTGAAGATGTCCGCAAGGCTTGTCATAATTTTGCACAACATTGCATGAAAGCGAACCTCTTCCACCGTGTTGAAACTGAACATGCCCAGATCGTAGAGAACTACACTACACCGTCCGCTTTCACGTTAGAAGATGGCCGGGTAGTTAAAGCTGGTACTTGGCTGCAAGTATGGTGGTTCCCTGAATCAGAGGAGGGCGAGGAGCTTTGGTCAATGGTTAAATCCGGTGAAATCAATGGTGTTAGTATTGGTTGCCGAGCAATGAGTGAGGAACTGTGAAAAAACTTCAAGCTAAACGTAAATTAACTGGTTTCAACTTTGATCATGAAGGTGCCCACGTAGCCCTTGTTGGTCCGGTTGTTGGCGGGGCAGCAAATCAATGGACTACTTTGCTGACAAAGAGTACTGATGATATCACTCAAGAGCAAGTAGAAGAATCTCTGTCCCAAGTGGATAAAGACATGTCCTCTTCCGAGGGCGTTACTAACCAGCCGGAAGGAAACTCCCTCTCCGATAATAATACAAAAGAGGACATTATGTCTGAAGAAATGGTTGCAAAAAGTGTAATGGAGTTGGAGATTGCCAAGGCAGTTGAAGATGCTGTTACCAAAGCTGTAGAGGCTAAAGAACAAGAACTAGTAGCTAAACAAGCCGAACTTGATGCTGCTCTAGAAGTGGTAAAAGGCTTGGAAGCTAAAGAAAAAGAATCTGTTGAGAAAGGCCGTAAGGCACTGCTTAAAGATGCTGGTCATTCCGATGAAGAAGTAGATGCTCTCTACAAATCTACAGAGGCATTGCCCACCGAAGCTTTTGAAGT